GACTTTGAGGGCAGGCACGACGGTGAGACGGTGTGGGTGTTGGGTTCGGGCAAGACGCTCGACTTCGTGGACCGCAGCTTCTTCGACGGGAAGACGGTGGTAGCCACAAATCACTCGTGGCGCGGCAAGGCCGACTATGCGTACACCTGCTCAAACCATTGGAATGTTGAGGCTCCCGGCTGGCTGATCGTGCCGGAGGTTGAGCAGGTTCCTCCGCAGGACGCGCATGGCGTGATGCCGGAGGGTGCGAAGGTTCTGCCGGTTCCGACTATCGCACAGAAGTATGCGGAGTTCACGCCCGGTCGAGATTGGCCTGAGCATGGCAGGTTCGTCGTCGGGCCGACCTCCCTGCACCTGTCGATGCATTGGGCGGTGTGGCTCGGTGCCGCCCACATCGTCCTGGTCGGGGCAGATTGCGGTGTGATTGACGGGGAGAACAATCGGGCGGGCTACTACGCCCCTGTGAATAACGGCCAGTTGGAGCAGCACGCTCACCATCGGCTTTGGGAGAGAAAACTGACGGAGATGGCAGCCAAGATTCGCAGCATGGGCGTGTCCGTTCATTCCCTGAACCCTTGGACGACGTTCGGCCTTGAAGGTCATACTTGGGAGCAGAAACGGTAGACTTTTCTCTCGGAGGTCGCTGAATGGCTAACTACTGCACCGTTGACCAGCTCAAGGCTGCGCTGCGAATTACGGACAGCGTTGACGACACGCTGCTGACCAACGCGATTGACGCTGCGTCACGGTTCGTAGACGGCCATTGCCAGCGAGATTTCGCCGTAGCGTCCGGCACCGCTACCAAGGACTACATCCCGTCCGGTCTGATGGAGCGCCTCCCGATCCTTGATGCCACCACCGTGGTATCAGTCAAGATTGACGACGACCTTGATGGTTCGTTCGCCACGACCCTTGTTGCGGGCGTGGACTACCAGCTCGAGCCGGTGAACTCTGAGTTGTCGGGGCTTGACTGGCCGTACACGTCCATCGTTCCGATTGAGGACGGCTACTGGCCTATTGAGTATGGGCGGAAGACGGTCCGTGTTGAGGCAACCTACGGATGGCCTGCCGTTCCTGCCGCTGTTGAGCAGGCGACGCTGATGCAGGCTTCGCGCCTGTTCGCCCGCCTCGACTCTCCTCTTGGTGTCGCAGGGTTCGGTGAGATGGGTGCGATGCGCGTTTCGTTCAAGGTCGACCCTGATGTTGCGATGCTGCTCAACCCGTTCCGCCGTCTGAGGTTCTGATGGCTTCGGTCACCGACATCCGTCAGGGCATTGCTACACGGCTTGCGACGATTCCTGGGCTGCGGTCGTCTGCGACGATGCTTGACGATCCGCGACCGCCTGTGGCGATGGTCATCCCTGAGCGAATCGAGTATGACCTTACGTCCCGCCGGGGCATCGACCGTTACATCTTCCTCATTCAGCTTCTCGTGTCGCGGGCAGACGACCGTGCGGCGCAGAACAACATCGACCCGTACATCGTGGGGACCAACTCGGTGAAGGAGGCGCTGTTCGCCGACCCCACCCTGAATGGCGCGGCACAGACCAGCCGTGTGACAGACGTTCGTAGTTACGGGCAGGTACTTTATGGGGAGACGCTCTTTCTCGGCGTGGAGTTCGTTGTGGAGGTTTACGCATGAGTTGGAAGGTCAAGTCTGACCGGCTGCCTTGGGCGGCTGGCACGGTCCTGAACGATGCGGACCTTGCAGGGTGTAACATTGCAGCGCTGGTGGCAGGAAATCACCTGTCTCCGGTGAAGGCGACAACCAAGAAGACACCGGCGGTTGCGCCGGAACCGACCCCCGAGACGGGGCAGGAGGACTAGCACATGGCCCGCATCGTTCTGACGAACGCGGTGGTCAAGATCAACGCTGTTGACCTTTCCGACCACGTCGCGTCTGTCGAGCTTTCTCAGGAGGTTGAGGAGGTCGAGACGACGGCCTTCGGCGACACCGCACGGACCCGTACCGGCGGTCTTGCCAACAACACCCTGTCGCTTGACTTTCACCAGGATTTCGCGTCCGCGTCTGTTGACGACACTCTGAACGGCCTTGTCGGTGGCACGGCTTCGTTCGAGATTCTTCCGGCGGGCACGGCTGTTTCGGCGACGAACCCCAAGTACACCGGCACCGTCCTTCTGACGGAGTGGACCCCCGTTTCGGGTGCTATCGGTGAGCTGGCGACCGCGTCGATTACTTGGCCGATTTCCGGTGCTGTTACGCGAGCGACTGCCTGATAGGAGACTGAATGTTCGGCCTCAACCTGCGCGTCGTCACGAAGGACGGCGAGACTGAAGTTCCAGTCACCCCGAAGGTGTCCGTGGAATTTGAGCGGCAGTTCCAAACGGGCATTGGGCGTGCGTTCCAAGAGTCGAAGGTGGAGCACATCTATTGGCTCGCTTGGAAGGCGTCCGGCGCTAAGGGAACCTTTGAGTCGTGGCTTGACAACCTGATTGACGTACAGATGGTGGAGGGAACCGACCGCCCTTTGTCCGGCAGTCAGCGACCTGGCTCGTAGCCCAAGTCGCTGTCGAGACGGGTATCGCGCCCCGGTACCTTCTTGAAGATGCTCACATGTTGAAGGCCATAGTCGCGGTCTTGAACGAGCGGAACAAGAAGAAGAAGGCGGGTCGTGGCTGACAGGTCGATGAGCGTCGAGGTCTTCGGACAGCGCAAGCTTGAGAAGGCTCTCCGCGCCATCGGCAAGGATGCGGTGGACGACCTGAAGATTGCCCACCGCAAGTCTGCGGAGATTGTTGAGCGGGCTGCACGTCCGAATGTGCCTGTCGGTAGCGGATCAACGTCGGTCGTTTCCGGCAGACCGTATTGGCCCGGTCGTTCCGGTTCGGGTGGGAGCCTGAAGGGGACGCTGCGGTCGGGTGCATCCGCTCGAGCCGGTGTGGTCCGTATCGGTAAGAAGCTTGTTCCCTATGCGGGACCGGTCCACTACGGATGGCCTACTCGTCCCAACCCTGCACAGGGGCTGCGTGGCGGACCAATCCCACCCAATCCTTTTCTGTATGACGCGCTTGATGACCGTCGTGCAGAGGTTGAAGACGTTTTCTACAGGTACCTTCAGGACATTCAGAAGCGCCATCTGTAACGGAGTGACCTGTGGCAAGAGGTAAAAGCGTCATCCAGGTCGTAGTTACGGGTGAGGCCCGTGGCCTAAAGCGGGCGTTGGATTCCGCTGGCGGGGCTATGGTCGGCTTCGCCGCTGTCGGCGCGAGGCTGGTTGCCACCGCAGCGTCGGTCACCGCTGCTATCGGTGTCGCGTCGGTCAAGGCGTTCGCAGACTTTGACGCTGCGATGACGAAGTCCACGGCCATCATGGGCAACGTCTCGTCCGCGATGGAACAGGACATGTCGAACGCAGCCCGTGAGGTTGCGAAGACAACGACGTTCTCCGCTGAGGAAGCCGCAGAAGCCTATTTCTTCCTCGCGTCTGCCGGTTTGGACGCTCAAGCATCGGTCGCAGCTCTGCCGCAGGTCGCCCAGTTCGCGCAGGCCGGAATGTTCGACCTGTCGCGTGCGACGGACCTTCTGACCGACGCGCAGTCCGCGCTTGGTCTGACGATCCGCGACGATGCTGCGGCGAACATGGAGAACATGGCGCAGGTCGCCGACGTGCTCGTCAAGGCAAACACCCTTGCCAACGCTTCTGTGGAGCAGTTCTCGCAGTCGCTGACGAACAAGGCCGGTGCTGCCCTGTCGGTGGCAAACAAGTCCATTGAGGAAGGTGTCGCGGTCCTCGCCGTGTTCGCCGACCAGGGTGTCAAGGGCGCTGAGGCTGGCGAGCGCCTGTCGGTCATGCTGCGCGACATCACCCGTGCTGGCGCTGCCAATGCCGACGAGTTTGCC